TCATTTACTAGTTGTACTTTAATTGCCTCAGTAAGTTGCTTCTTATACTGAATATTGGCTTCAATTTCTTCATTCAGTTTAACTTCCAGTTCTTCGACTTTAGATGCAAGTTCATCTACCAGTTCGACTTTATCTTCTGGAACGTTAATGTAGTTTTCGGCAAACAGATTACGCAGACCAGCAATAAAGTCTTCTGTGATTTCTGAACGCAGACCGCTTTCGATAGCGATTTCGTTTTCTTCCATCCACTGCTCTACTACGTAGTTCAGGTAATCATCTACCTTTTCTGTTAGTTCAGCTTTGATTGTCTCAACAGCCTCAGCTAACATGCCAGCATATTCTGATTCCATCTGCTCTTGAATTTGAGCAACACGGTCGAATACACGTGCTTCAAAAATTGTAGCTGCTTTTGTTTTGAATTCTGAAGAGATTGAAGAATCATCAGCAAACAATGAAGCAACATCTTCTTTGATTTGCGATTTGATTTCTTCGATTGCCGATTCATCATCGATCAACTCTTCGTCTTCACGACCTTCTTGTTCAGGCATCATTGCTGTACCTGTACCTGCTTTCATGTTCTTGTCGCCAAGTTGAACATCGCTAGATGCGGCAGAAGGCTTAGTTGTAGGTGCAGCAGCACTCTTAGCAGAAGCCTTGCTTGACAACTTGTTAGAATCATCAGTAGGTTTGTTGTTCTGTGGTGTAGGGCCACCCAAGTCTTCCGGTGTTCCAGAATTACCTGGAGTGACAGAAGGTAACTTAGGCATTGGCATACCAGGAGCAGATGACTTGCTAGATGCAAGAATTTCTGCTGCGGCTTCCATGAGTTTGTTTGTTGCCATTGAATATCTCCTTATGATTTCTTATTTATAAATTTTAAAGTTTTCGTAGGAAGTTTTCGAAAAGTTGCAATCCAACAGATTCAATATCTCTGCGTGACGCTTTACGAATTTGCTGTTTAGCATAATCGATATGAGACTCGACGAACTTTCCTTCTACGAATAACCACTCTTTGTTTTCCATGATGCCCTGAACGAAAGCGCCAGGAGCAGAAGGATCAGCAACGATGTCAGCAGCAGTTGCAAGTCGCAGGTCATCTTGTACTAGATTGTAACCTTCTTTTGTCATTACGACTGAACCTAAAGCACGTGAAGAAACACCAAGACCAACGCCAGACTCAATAAGATTCTTAGCGATCAAGCCATATGGTGTTTCCATAATTAATGCTTTACCGACAAATGTATTGCCGTTCTCTACTAAACTTGTAATCTTGTGTGACACACGTTCCAGATTGAGTGATGGTGTATCAGGATGTCCGAGTTCACCAAGCGCACGGTTTGTATTGATGTATTCTTCTGTGTAACGTGCAACTTCATTTCGAAGTGTGTCCATTTTGTACATACGATTGTTGCGATTGACCGCATCGCCAACCAGAAATATACCTTCAATGTAAAGTTGTTTCTTACCGTCTTCAGTTTTTTCAGTAAGATATCTTACATTTTCAATATGTTCTTTAATGAGTTTCATTATAGAGTTACTCCTGTATATGGATCAACATTGTATGTCGCATACTTGGCAAGATGTAGAATTACTGTACCGCCAGTATTGATTTCAATTACAATGCTTGAAGTATTATTATTGGCAACTGAGTAACCGTATGAATCGAAATCCATATCACCGCCATTTAGCAGTGCTAACAAAGGCACTCCGTTTCTTGTGATACGAACGCTGCCGTTTGTTGACCACAAAACATGTTTGATGTCAGCAGCAGTAACAGTTTCGGTTGTATCGTTTGCTCTTAAATTATTGAGGGTAATGGTGTATGTTCCCGCATCGACTGCACGAACAATTGACGATCCTCTTAGAGTATTGGTAATTTCAAATGGCATTTTATTTTAGTCCCATTGCTGTACGACGGCGCATTGACATTTTTCTCTTTAACAATGTGCGTCTGAGTTTACTTTTTCTTGTTGTTTTCCAAGAACGTTTCAATAAACGTGCTTTACGTAATCTTACTGTTGCTGGTATGCGCTTGATCGTGTTACCAGATATTCGATATCCTTTGATACCTGATTTGCGTACATTTCTTTGTACGACAATTCTACCTTTTTTGTTTCGACGAATGCGACGGCGTACTTTTGTAATACGACCCATCTTTTGAATATTTGGATTGCGCTTCTTAGCCGCTTCTTCCAACACTTCTTCGTCAACTTCAATCTCTTCATACATCGCATCAACGACATACGGCTTTGCTTCTTCTAATCTTACCGAAGCAATGTCATCTAAACGTGCAAAGATTAACTCTTTGGCTTCGTCTAGCTTATTCTGTAGAATTAGTTCTACAAAATTCATAGAGTTTTCCAAACGTTGCTACAGATTCAGTTAGTTGTTGCCAAAAATATTCTTTACTGTCTTCTTCTAACTGACCGTATGTGTTTATAATTTGTTGTTTTGTTTCTTCGTTCAGACTAATTACATTACCATCATTGAGCAATAACTCTTCTGCTTCTACTAATTCTTTAATATATTCCTCTGCTTGAACTGGAGCATCAACCATTGGACCGTAAGGAATACTAAATGCTCTTTTTATTTTATCACTCCAATACAAAGCAATACGTGTACCATCTGGGTACAATCTTACAGCTTTACGCTTGATTACTAATACTACTGGTGGGTCTGGCACCAGTGGTGTGTCCATACGTGCTTCATCAAGTTCTATTTCTTCACGAACTACTTGTCTTGCTTTACCATAAATCTGTTTACTTGAAACCAAATCTACCATGCGATTAAAAAGATTACGCATGATCTCACGGTCAGCATTGTTAAACTGTGGGCGTTCTTCACCCATCTTGTCTAAGATTTTGTGAATGCGAGCCAACTGCGCTTTGTTTGCCAACCCCGCACGAACAAGAGCGTCGAACTTTGAATAGTCCGACTTCTCTTCTTCTACGATAGATTTAAATTCAAGTAATGATTTCATTTAAAAACTGTTTTGTTTAAGAAGAACCCATTACCTTATTAAGTCTTTTCAATCTTGTTACACCACCAGGTTTTTTTAGTATTGCATTTCTTGAGGTAGAAATTTTATGTTCGCCACTTTTTTTCCATTGTTTTTCAGGATCTCTGTTGGGATTTGGAAAACCAGCAGAAGAATCTTGAGCGTCTGCTTTACGTTGTTTATAAACTGATGATGCTAACTTTAAAGAAACTTCATCAAGTTGTTCACCGTCATGTTCTACTTCTTCTGCGTAGGCTTCTTCATCGTCGGTAACTTCTTCGTGACTTTGCTCTTGCCCGCCAAAAATAGTAGCAGCCATTTCTTGCTTACGGCCTTGCAGCGCATCGAACGCTTTTGCGGATAAAACATTTTCTATACTCTCTTTCGCTGCTACACTTTCACCAGCAGCAATGTGATTAATAATTTCTTGGATTTGCATGGTAACTCCCTATTATCTGCGTCTATTATTTATACTGACAACTGATTTGTTTACCTCATCGTCAAGACCAGGTGTCAATGACTCTTCTGTTTCTTCGGTGTTTTCAACTGTATTGTCTTCCGGCTCTGCTTGTGGTGCAGCACCTTGTGGTGGACCACCTAATACAGGACCTTGCATGTCATCAGGCAATGTATCTTTTTCTTCTTGAATCTGTTTCTGCATTGATTCAATCTCTTCATCAGTCATCATCAAAATCTTATTCTGGACGTAATGATTGGAGAAATAACGACCGACAAACGGATCAACCAATTGAACCATCTGCAATCTATTTTGTAACAACTCTGCTTCACGTAATTCGGTAAAGTTATTGTCTTTACGGAAGTCGTAGTAAATATCTTCTTTGAATGAATCCCATTCTTCACGTGTGCAGATACCTTTAAGTACCAATTGTACTTTCATTGCTTCGTCAAACACTTGCGAAAACTTATTGCGTAGACGAATAACAAACTTGGCAAACTTTAATTCGTCACGTGTTACTTCTTGTGAACGACCAAGACCCGCTAAACCACCTTCTTGTGATTCAAGTCTTGAATACGGTACGTTTAAAGATTGTAAAAGTTTCTTTTGAAAATATTTTACGTCTTCCAGTTCACCTAAGTTTTGACCAGCAGGCAATGTGGTAATCTCTGTACCTTTGCCACCTTCACGGCGGGGTAACCAGAAATCTTCCAGCATGGACATGTGCTTACGTTCATCACGAATCTCACCCGTGTTAGCATCATATACTAACTTGTTGCGGTACTTGATCATGATGTCACGCAGATATTGTTCTGCTTTACCACGTGGTAAATTACCTACATCGATATAGAATATGCGGCGTTCTGGCGCACGTGAAATACGGTAGATAACAATCGCATCTTCAATCATTCTAAGTTGATTGAGAGGCTTGATTGCTTTGTGTAGATATGAAATAACAAATGTATTTTTGGCATCCATCAAACCAGAGTTGACGTTGATGATTGCATCTGGTGCGATACGAATGCCTTGACCTACATTTGATGTGAATGTTTGAGTTGTTGTACCACGATCATTGTAGACATAGTATTCAGCAACCGATACAACGATCATTGCACCCGTCTTAGGGTCACGATCTTTTTTGATCTCACGCACTTTACGAATCTTACGAGGATCAATATATCTAAGTTCTTGAATACCTTCTTTAGGATTTTTGTCGTTGACTACGATGTGATAAAAAATACGACCATCAATATACCAACGTTTGAAAAGATCATCAGCAAGATTACTGAAGTTTAACATCTTCAGTACATTATTAAACTCTTCTACAATTTTTTTCTTAATCGTTTCTGGCTGTTTTAAATTGTCTAGAACAATGTCAACCACTTTACCTTGATCGTCATGTGTGATGGCTTCATTGACGATTTCATCAATTGCCATTTGACATTCTGGGTGATTTGACATCTCACGATATCGTGTGATAAGTTCTATTTCGTTACGAACAGAACCTTCTAGATCAACATAGGTACCGTAATACGCATTTTGCGTAACGGTAACTGCACCATCATCTACGGTTGCAGAAGGCAAAGCAA